ACCTTCCATTCCACTTTCAATTTCGATATACGTGATTTCGTCATCGTCATCATCAATGTGAGTATCTTTTAATTTAGTCACATAAGCTTTAGACTTGGCTGATTTCTTTTCAGCCTTATTTAATAACTTATTAATAGAGTCTTGAGTCTCTAGTGATAACTGAACTTCTGAGATACCATAAATTTCTTTAGCTACTTTAATAGTGCGTTTTGGAACAAATGGTAACTGACGAACTAAGTAATGTGGTACTTCGGTTCCTTTTGGAATAGTCTTATTATTATCTGATTTTGTAGTATCTTCTTCCTCTTTATCACTGTCGCCATTACGAAACTTATTCTCAATATATATTAGGTCATCGTCTAAAGTTTCTTTAGTAGCAGCTTTGTATGCAAAATGTTTTCCACCACACACTGGGCATTCTTCAGCTATTCTAACTAATGAACTACAGGCAGTACAATATCTAAGTTTTCTCATGCCCCACTCAACGTCGTTTGCTAATACAGTTAAACCTTTAGTCGCATATACTAAGTGACCAACCACTCGATTTATATTCAAATAGTATACTTCTACTACTTCTACCAAATCAGTACCGTCACTTGGAGTAACTTGCCGATCGTATAAGTCCATAATCGTAGATAATGTTAACTTCTTTAGTTCAAATATATATTCTAGCTTTTTGTAATCTGATATACCAGGTTGAGGAAAAACCGTATCTACTGGACAATTAAGAACCTTCGGCATACCGCTGCGTTCATTGGTATTATCAAATGGGTCCCATTCAACTTTTAACCATGTAGTACCATCAATTAAACAAGAATGCTCACTTTCATCGTGTACTTCTTCAGACAACATTTTGTCTATCTCGTGATTAATCAAAGCTTCTGTAGCATTCACAACTGTAATATCACTATAGTATCTAGGACTCATTTTGGGACCAGGCATTAATGATATAATTTTACTTTCAACTAATTCATACGCTACTTTACGTAAAGCTTTCATTTTAACCGTAGTTTCATTACCTTCTGGGTCTAATCGGAAAAAATTGCCATTATAAGCATTACGCCATTTTAATACGTTTTCTGAGTTAAGTCTGCTACTTTCCCACTCAGCAACTGCTAATTGGTATTTTTGTTCCCACTTTTGGACTAGCGCACTTTCTTCTGCAGTATTTTGATAGTCCATTTGATTTGTCGGATTACCTAAATATAGGTCAACGCGACTATCTTTTACATTGCCAATTTCCATATCGTTTTACGCTCCTTCTTTGACAGTTGAGTATTTCATAATAACTCTCTTATATCGCCATATTTCACAAACATTTTAGTGCTTTCTCTAGCTAAAATATAACACAAACTCAAATTATTTTCTTGATAAGTTACCCTGATTGTGTCGTTAATTTCGTAAGTTTTTGATATTACTGGCAAAGTTCCATATATTACCAATACATCACTATTGAGTTTAGTCTCACTGTATATATATCCAATTTCAGGAATACTATTCCATACTAGTTTATTCCCCATGTAGATATTCAACGGCGCTAACGTTTGAATACTATAGTTTCCTCTTAGTTGGTAGGTTAATAAATTTGTCTGGCCTACTATTTCAAGAGTATTGTCATCTAAATCGTAAAATATAATTTCACCATCAATTTTCGGTATATAATATACCATAATTACATCAAATGAATCTTTTACTTGAATATAATAAGTCGATACTATTACATACTCGTTATCATGACTACTGTCATTCACATCTAACCAACACGAACTTAATATAACACTTGTTAAAACTAAAATTAAACCTGATAATAGTCTTCTCATTTTTACGCTCCTTTTTTATATAAACCCATAAGTTCCACCCTCATCACGAGGCTTCCACTTCATATTAGCACCGTGCATTCTAATAAAGTCTTGCTTGTCTTTCTCAGTCTTTAATGACTTATAGTCAGCTTCCATCTCAGGCCACCAAACAGAATATCTAGAAAAGCGAACTGGCGATTTAGTAACTTTTTCAGTACCGGTAAGTAAACCCATAGACTTTTTAATACCTTGAGCAAAAGCATCAACTAAGTCGTCGTTACCAGCAAACGGGAAAGTCCCTAACTCTTGCTTATAACACTGAGTATAACTTAGTCCTTCTTCTTCCCACACAAAGTCCTCAGGTGAAGATAATAGATGTGCATCCTTTTCGCAAGGTATATAACAGCGACCATCTCTTTGATAGGCTGATGCTACCTGTGCTCTTGAATATTTACTACCATCTGGTTCTACTGGCACAATACTTGGGAAATCGCGTTCAGATATTCCTAACTTTCTGCGCCACTTCTTAATAACAGATACTATACCTGGACCATTAGCTTTATCTTCAATATAGACGACCTCAATCTCAGGAAATTTTCTCAGTATCTTCAATAACATATCGATTGTGTCAGGAAAGTCCATCTGCCGTCTAACTAAATATCTTAAATAGGTATTACCTTGCTTAACCCCAGTTACCTCCATGCCAACAAAGTCAGCAGTGTCTAAACCTTTGAATGTGGCATCAATTGACAAGTAAATTCTGTCAAACTTTCTTATCTGCTCATCAGTTGACCAATGTTTGGCAATTTCATAGTCTTGCCAATCGTCTGGTTTGAACAAATTCCCCTTCTCATTACTAGGGTCACCTTGAAACATAGAGTTAAATACGTGAGCACCCTCAGAAGCTTCATACGACATTCTAATTGTGTCAGCCCAACTGGCATCCTTGCCCATCTCAGGGCACACACCTTCTCCAATCTCTCTTCCTAGTGGATCTTTTATCACGTTAGACTCTGTAGCAAGAGCTGCATAATTATAGTCTCCAACAATAAAGTCTTTGCGGTGCTTACGGAGCCAACCAAGTAAATCATTTGTTACCCATCTAGTCGCCATCACGATACATAGGCTACCAGGGTTACCTAAAAGACGCGTTTCGACTGTTGATTGATAGGCTTCAATATTGCGCTCAATCATTACTTCCGACATAGCGTCCTGCATATTCTTAATAGGGTCATCGATTACGATAACATTACCTGTTTTACCAGTAACAACACCACCGATACCAGCAGACGACATACCACCATTAGAGGTAGCATATAGTCTAGATACTTTATCTAATATCATAGTTTCCCACTCGTCCTGAGACTGTACTTTATCGTGTATCTTAACTCTACCATGAGTAAGTCTAGGAGCGAATTCAGTGAACTTGTCACGATTACGTCTACCAAATCGACCAGCAAAGTCCGAAGCGTAGCCTAATGTCAATATGCCTAGTCGAGGATACTTAACTAATAGCCAAGATTGGAAAGACTCTGTAATTGTAAGACTCTTTCCAACCTGAGGAGGCGCTGATAACAATATAAGTCCATATGGCATACGTTGATAGTCTGGTCTACTAGGGTCATAGCCGTGTGCTCTATCGACGATTTTCTCCAAACCTGGTTTCGGGTTCGGTCCACGCTCAAATTCTCTTTGTAAGTTAGCAGCCATACTATAATGAAAAGGCGTCATAATATAGCCATAGTTAACTGTCTGTAAATATGCTGGGTATGAACGCATACACTTTCTGATGACTATCTCACCATCAAGACCATCCCACGAAATAGAGTACTCTCTAATAGCTCTAATCTCATCAGTAGTTAATATATCATATCCATACTCTTTTTGTAAAGCAAAAAGACTACGCATTAGTCATCACCATCCGTAGTCGTTATTTGTTTTCTTCTGTGTTCAGCTAGCAGGGTTAATTCGTCATCACTCAATTCTTCATATTGTCCAACACCAATACTTATCTCTTCCTTCACTTTACCAGCAGTACGTTCTAGTACTAGGTTTAAAGCACTATTATCGAATGCGGCTCTGATTACAGCAGCCTCAATTAGTATCTCAGCCTTCTGTGGTTTACGAGACTTTCCTTCAGCTTCTAGTCTAGCTTGTATGTTACTATATGCAGTTCTATATATTTCACTTTGAGGCGTTGTATTGCCGTGAGCATCTATAAAGTCGGGCAAAACTGCTGCATCTGACTGCAGAGATGTATTGAGTAGCTGTTTAATTGCTTTTTTAGCGTATCGTTCGTCTGTGTATAGACTCTTATACTCTAATTCTTCACGACGGTCTTTATCCATGTTACTCACCTTCTTAATAGTAGTATTATCTATCTATTATATTATATCTCATTAG